TTAATAAAAATAACAGGATTCTACCCAATTATCAATTTTATTCAAATTAAATTTTAAATAATAATAATTGTTAAGTTCTAAATTATTATTTAAAAATTCATTAATGATATTATCTTTTACAAAATTATCTTTTGAACATATATTATGAAATATATGTTCAAAATCAGTATTTTCTTCATTTCTAAATATATTTTTATTTAATTCTTTTAATGATTCACTATTAAGTTGATATTCTAATAATTTATTTTCTAATTGACTATCTATAGATAATGAATTAGTTGGAGTTTTAAATAATCCATTATGTCTTAAAAACATAGATACATCTGAATCATCTATAAAATCTGGTTCATCATTTGAAGTAGCATTATTATTATCTGATTCTGATTCATTCTCAGACTCAGATTTACCAGATGATATACTAATAACTCTTGTTTTAGGTGCAAACATATATTCTGAGGGTGGTTGTTCTTCTATATCATTTAATTCATTAAAAAATTTTTCTGAAATTAATGAAAGTTTTTTAATAAGATCTACGTTATAATCTCCTTTTTTTGAATCTTTTAAAATAGACTTGATTAATTTTTTAAAAGCCCTAATATTCATTAGATATGAATTAATATTAGGATTATCTAAATAATACTCGTGATTTAAGTTTTCCATTAGTAATATGGAATAGATCTTATAAATTTAATTTTTCAATAATTTTTAAATCAATTAATCATCTATAAAATCACAATTATCATTATTATTATCATTATTATTATTATTATCATTATTATCATTATTATCATTATTATCATCATTATTTGTTTTTTGAGTTTTAATATTTGAAAATTCTGTATGTTTTACTTTTTTTTGATTAATTATATTTTGAATAAGTGATGGTTTTTTAATATTTTTTTTTGATTTTGGTGTGATAGTAATTGGTTCATCATCAATAAAGTCACACTCTTCATTATCAACAAAATCACAATAGTCAGAATCATAATCTTTAGTAACACTAGTTTTAGTAGTACTAGTTTTAGTAGTACTAGTTTTAGTAGTACTAGTTTTAGTAGCACTAGTTTTATTAGAATAATTAGAATTAGTAGAAGATTTCTTTTGATTAATACTAATTATAGTATTCAAATCAAATGATTTTTCTAAAAATAAATATTTATTAGAAAAAATTTGATCATTATTAATTTTATAATTAGTATTAATTTTAATATATTTTTTTCTTTTTTGAACAATTTGTTTTAATTTACTTAATTTATCTTGATGTTTTCTATAATATAAAATTTGTTTCCAAGTATCTTCCATAATAGGAATAATATTAGCTAAAAAATTATCATCTCTATTAATGGATACATTATGAGAAGAGTCTAATTTCCAATAAATTATTCTATAAAAATAATAATCTTTTGCAATATCTGGATATAATATTTTATATTGATCCATCATTTTAATAACCCAATTATTATATTGTGAGTCATCCATATCTAAACGTTTTGGCATTATATATTTAGATTTCCATTCAGCTAAATCTCCATCAAATTCAGGTATAAAATTTTTAGGATAAAATTCTAATATAATACCTTTTTTTAGTCTATTATCAATATCCATTTTAATATCTGTATTTCCAGTTGTATTTATACATAAATTACAATTATCATATAAATATTTATCTCTTGATTCATATTCAGAAATTTTACATTGCCAAAAATCACAAACTTCTAATTCACAACAAGCAAGTTGTTGTTGAACTTGACAATAATAATAAAATGGACAAATATCTCCAATAATTTTACCATGTGTATGAATTTCACGAGTTACAGGACATTTAATTTCTAACATAGTACCAAGTCTATCAGAAAATTTATTATCTAATGTATATTTTGAACTAATACCATCAGGAGAAGCTCCTAGAATAGTATATTTTTCTGAAGGTAAAGCTCCAAATTCAAATACTCGTGTATTATAAATATGTTCGTATATCATAGTTGCAGTAGCTTCATATTTTTTACCATGAAAAACAGTAGCATTATCTTGAAATGGAAAGTTAGGATCGCATTTTTTTAGAATAAAAGATTCAATCGGTTCATAAGGATTTAAATCAATTGCAGCAGCAGTATCAGATGCAGTGATTCTATTATATCTATAATCATACCATTCTTTTGATCTTTGGGCAGGTTGAGGTAAATTTTTAAGTTTTTCAAAATGTTTATCTAATTTTTTATATTTAGATGGAACTTTAATATTTGGATATTTATCTTCAAATTCTCTGAAACAATTTGTTCCATTATTAAAACTAATAGTATTTATAAATTTATAGTTTGAAGAAAATAATCTGGAAAATATTTCATCAACAATATCAATTGTAACTTCTGCAAATTCATTTTGTAAATCATTATAAATTTGATTTTTATATGCAGATAATTCTAACAAGTTTATTGAATTATTATTTTCAAGATTATATCCTAAAATTTCAATAGTTTTATTTAACATTAAATTTAAATTACCAAATGACATTTATTAATAATTTTAATAAATTATCTCTAAACTAAATTTAATTCAATATTTACTCAATTAAATAAAAATATTTACCATTCTTATACTGTAAATTTGTTAGCGCTATGATCTTTCCATTAATTTCATCATATTTTATTTTCTCTTTTTTTGTTAAAATTTTATTTTTAACTAACTCAATTAATTCTTCTCTTAAATTTATTCTATCTTTTTCTGAATCAAATTTAAGATCATTTACAAATTGTTTAATTTTTAAAATTTTATGAATAGAATTTAATTTAATCCATGGTTTTTTATATAAATCTTCATCTGAAAAAATATGTTTATGATTTTCTGTTTCAGATAAATTTATATTTTTTTTCTCTATTTGAACTTGAGTAGTTGTTTCCGATAATTTTTCACTATTAATATTAGTACTAAGTTCTGATATATGTTTATTTAACCACTCAGCTTTAATCTGAGTTTTATCCAAATGATGTTTTAATCCTTTATAATATTTAAAATTAAATTTATTTATAATTATATCTAGATTCATATTATATGATTTTAAATATAAAGCTTTAATATGAATTATTCAATATTTTTTATAAAAAATATTTGACAAAAAGTTCGTTTATGGAGTGTGTTAAATATTGAAATAATATTTAAATATATATATACCTCTTATTAATAATGACTAGTATAAATCTAACTAATAATACTGAAAATACTAATAATGAACTTTATTCTTATTTATTCGCATTTAGAATATTGCTACAAGATAATTATGAAAGTGAATCAGATATAATCAATGAACTAAAATATTATCTATTTGAATTGGGGCATGATGCTTTAACAACTAACCGATATTTATATGACTTTTATAAATTTTATGGTATTGATATTCAAGAAAATACAATTGAACAAATTTCAATAGTATTTCCTCATTTTCTAGAGAATGAAATAACTCAAGTTAATATTATAACTATAAATGAAACTGATGAAAATAAAACTGATGAAAATAAAACTGATGAAAATAATGAAGATACCGAAGATAACGAAAATGAAAATAACGAAGATAATGAAAATGAATATAATATAAATGAAAATGAATATTATATAAATGAAAATGAAAATGAAAATGAAAATGAAAATGAAAATGAAAATGAAAATGAAAATGAAAATGAAAATGAAAATGAAAATGAAAATGAAAATGAAGATGAAGACATTGATGTGAATGATCAAACAAATGTTCCATTTTTTACTATTGAATTTTTATCAAATGAACATACTGTAATAAATTTAAATAATCCTTTTATGAATAATGATTATAATAGTCAATTAAATTCACATAATTCATTAATAAATATATTTAATACATTTATTTCAGAATTAGAAATGCCAATATTAAATCCAAATTTATTTGAAAATGTTACAGTAACATTAGATGATTCAGAATTTAAAAATTTAAATTTAATAAAATTAGAAACAGCTCATGAAAATGATTGTACCATTTGTATGTGTAAAATGGATAAAGATGAAACAATAATAGAATTAAAATGTTTGCATACTTTTCATAGTAATTGTATTGAAACATATCTTAAACAATATAATTATAAATGTCCGATATGTAGATCTGAGGTTGGTAAATCAAAATATAATTTATAATTTATTGATGTACACATTGAGGTCCATTATTTTCAGAATTTCCATTTGATTCTGAAACATTAGTTTGTTGATTGTTATGTTGATTTGATTTATTATATTTAATATTATCAAGTAAATATAATATTTTATTAGTTTGGTCTTGTCTTAAATCAACACATATAGTTTTTGTTGTATCAGTTGCTTTATTAATATTAGTTTCATTTAATACTTCTGTTTTATCAAAAGATTGAAGTAATCCTTTTAATTGATTTTTAGTATCTGATGGTAAATTATTAAAATTAGGCAGACAGTGAATAAATTTAATATATAAGTCACCTTTTTTACCTTGTGGATTAATAATACCTTCATTATTAATTTTACGAATCATATTAAAATCTGTTTTTCCTGAACAACTAATATGAAGTTTACGACCATCTAAATGATTAATAATTTTATTAAAACCAAATAATGTCTGGTATAATTTTAATTCCATTTCTATATATAAATCATCATTATACCTTGTAAATACATTATGTGGTAATTCCTTAATTTTAACTATTAGGTTTGTTTTTTGATTTTTTAATTGGTGTCCTTTTCCTTGAAAAATAGCATTTTGACCAAATAAAACATTTGGTAATAATGGTACTTGAATTGTCTTATTTCTAGTGATATAGCCTTGACCATTACAATCATCGCATTTATTAGTTTCATCAACAACACTTCCTTTTCCTTCACATATTGAACAAGTACTCATAATTTGTTGAATCATGGGACCCATTCTAATTATTTTAATATCAACTCCTTTACCATTACAATTTTTACAAATAGGAACTGACAAATCTTTGGTACCTTCTTCATTACATTTAACACAAGAAACTTTTTGTGTATAATTAAGTGGAACTGATACTTTATTAATAATTTGTTCTAAGGTACCTTCAACAAATTCAACAATATCTTCAACAATAATTTTTTTAGAAGCTACATTACCAGGCATACCATGCATACCATGCATACCATGCATACCATGAAATCCAGGCATTCCACCCATATTAAATGGGAATCCTCCTGGAAAAACATTTCCAAAATGAGTAAATGGATCTTGACCTGAATTATTATTATTATTATCAGGATTATGGGTAAATATATCCATACCAATTTCATCATATACTCTTCTTTTTTCATCATCTAATAAAATATCTTTCGCTTGATTTATTTCTTGAAATTTAATGGTAGCTTCTTTTTTCTTTTCATTATCTGTATGTCTATCTGGATGCCATAATTTTGATAATCTATTGTATGATTTTTTAATTTGTGATGTACTTGCATCTGAATTAACTTCAAACATATCATATAGTTTAGTATCTCTTACCATTATGATATAATATGATTGCTTCTTTAATTATTTTATTAGCTTTTTAAAGATTTAAAGGATAATTATATTAATAAATTTAATAATATAAAATGTCGGAAGAGATAGCTTATAATCTAATTAGAACATGTGTAAAGATAGAAGGAGATAAGGATGGTTTTAATTCCAAGTCAGCAATAGAAAAGTTTAAAGTGGCGGTAAAATCAAATAACTTAAATTTAGAAGATTTATCTAAAAAATTTATTAAACCAGATTATACATTAGAATTAGTAACCCATCAAAATAATGAATATACTTTTTTAATTAAAAAATTAAAGACTGAGATTGTTAATAATACTGATGATAAAAAAGAAAAACTAAGAGCAAAACTTAACAAAATGAATCAATTTAGAACTAACTGGTGTTATAATAAAGCAAAAATGAGTTCAATTGTACCAGCAAATATTTTATCTGAATATAAGAAATTGGTAAAAATATCAAATGTACCAATACCAGAACCAGAAGATATTTTATCTAATCCAGGAAAATATAAAGAAATAATATCAATGGTCCTTAATAATAATATGGCGAAGAACTTACCTCAATCTCATCCATATATTAAATATTTTAAATTATTAGCTGTAGAATTAGGTATAGATCAAACATTACCAATTCCAACAAAAGACTTTTTAAATAAAACTTCTTTTTTACCAGATAATTTAGATAAAATGATTGATATGTCTGGACCAATTACTAATATTAGAGGTAATGATATTAGTAAATCAGAAGAAACTGATTCTGATTAAATCTATTTTAAATATTAAAACATAATCTCATAATTATATATGAAATAGTACCAGTTGTAAAAAATGCTAAATCTATACCATATGGTTTAGTGTCATCTTTATTTAGTTTATTGATTGATAAATTAAAAATAATTATACCAATTACCCAAGTAATAAATCCAATTATTAATGATTCTAATATTAAAATCCACATTTATTAATAATAGAAAATTATAATTATTAAACTTATTTTATTAAATATTTTAATAATTATATTTAATAAAATAAATCACCATAATTCATATAATGAGTATAATTTAAATCTAATATATTATTAATTTTTTTAACTTTATATGTACTATCAATATATTTTTTTAATGATAATAATTTTGTTTCTTTCTTTTGATAAATTAAAATTATTATATAAGTATATAATGTATTATTATTAAATAATAATTTATTATAATATATACTAATAATTTGATAACTATAGTATCTTTACAATCAGTATCTTTCTTTTAACTTCATTTATAAATATAATATAATTATTAAAAAAATTGATAAAATATTATTTAAAAATATTCTATCTTAAATAATAATGCCAAAAAAACAAACATCTAAAAATAGTTATAAAAAAGAAGATTCAGATATTGAAAATGATATTGATGAAAATGATATTGATGAGGATAATATTGAGGAATATGTAGAAGGATCTGAATTAGATGATGAATCTGAACTTGATGAAGAGAAAGACGAATTAGTAATAGATCAAGAAACCGAAACTGGTGAATGTGTAATGGATGAAATTATAAATGAAGAGAATGAGTATATTGATAATGATGAGGAAACCGAATTAGCAATAGAACAACATGCTGAGTATATAAGTAAAGAAAATAGAATAAGTTCAAATAGATTAACCAAATATGAAATGGTAAGAATATTAGGTGAAAGAACAAAACAATTAAATATGGGTGCAAAACCAATGATAAAAAATCATCAAGGATTATCATATGAGACAATTGCAGAAGAAGAATTTAAGAAAAATATGATTCCATTTAAAATAAAAAGACCATTACCAAATAGTAAATTTGAAATTTGGACATTAGACGAGCTTTTTAAAGAACATTTAATGTCATTACTTTAATAAATAAATTATTTAATTTAATGTCATTACTTTAATAAATAAATTATTTAATTTAATGTCATTACTTTAATAAATAAATTATTTAATTTAATGTCATTACTTTAATAAATAAATTATTTAATTTAATGTCATTACTTTAATAAATAAATTATATAATTAAAATAAATTATATAAATAAATTACATAATTAAAATAGGAATCCATTTTTTAAATTTATTACAAAAAATACAATTAAATTTTACAGATTTATCACTAATTTGTTCATCACACATTAGTGATATTTTAAGATTTGGAATCATAGCAATACCTAATTTTTCACCATTTTCTTTTTCAGCAATATCATATACATCAGGAATAAGAGTACGAGATAACCATAAATGTTTAGTTTTACTATTAGATTCATATGAATATGTTCGTGATTTAAGAAAATCAACAAAATTATGAATAATATGATAAGATTTTTGTTCAATAGTTTCATTATTATTAGTACTGATATCAACTTTTTCAGTTTTCTTTTCAATATGAATATTAGTAATACCTGAGAATTTGGGATGAAATATAATTCCATTAGTACTAACCGATAATTTAGATAAATTGCTAATTAATTCTTCTAATTCCGAATATCTATATAACTTATTTAGTTTTAATTCAAAATTATTGCAATACGGACCTTTATTTTTTTTAAAGTGTGTTTTAAGAATAGTATCTAAATATTCCATTTTTTGACTCATTTCCATCTCTAACATTTTTTTACCCATCAAATAAAAAGAATCTTGAATTAAAAATATATATTCATTATTATTATTTTGGATTAATTTACCATCAAAAATACTACCGGCAAAAATAATTTCAGAAATATTCATATTAAATTGGATAACTTGAATAGTTTTCATATCTAATTGATTTTTATGATATGATAACTTTTTCCTAACAATTGCTACACAATATTGTTTTTCATTATGTGTAAACATTAAAACTAAATAATTATAACCTCTAAAATTAGGAGACACATAATGTTCATTATCTTGAAGAAATTTAAGTTTTTGTGTTGTATTTAACATCATGTAACGAAATTTAGATAAATCCAAATTAGAATAAAGGAAATCAATTGCTTTTTGTTTAATTTCTCCATCTAATAAAAAACCATCAGAACTACCGAATACTATTTTTTTGAACATTAATATTAATAACCATTTTGTTTTTAAATAAAATTTTCAATTTTTACTACTTAGTTAATTTTAATTAACAGTTGCATGAGAATTACCTAATGAATTACTAATAAAAGGATCTGAGGCCATTAATCCATTCTCAAAAATACCCCCATTTTCAGGTTTTTCTTCATCATAAACCCATATATCAGGATTAATAAATGATAAATTAGATGCAGCATTGTGTGTTTTAAATTGTTCTGAATTTATTTCAGTTAATACTTTTTTCGGAACCTTTTTTTTATAATCAACAAAAGAATTATCATATATTTCTTTTATTGTTCTACCCTTACCATTTTTAAAATCATTAGGATCAATAACTCCATCCATTTGTACAGATCTAGGTGAATTAAATTCATATGTAAATCTCGCTTTTGAATCAATAAAAGTCTCTTTAACTCCTGTTACTTTTTCTCTTGAATTAAATATAGGTTCACCATTTTCATCAATTTTTTCTATCCAAGTATTTGGATACCATGTACTTAATTGAGAACCAACGTTTTGTTCTTTTAAAAATTGTTTATCTATGGGTCTTTCTTGATCATAATTAAATTCAATTTTATGAGTTGGTTCTATGTTTTCATAATAGATTTTATCTAAATTAACAAAATTATCATTCTTTAATTTTGATTTTTGATTTTGAAGAATATAATATAATGCTATAAAAACTAAAATTAATAAAATTACATTAAATATTTTTTTCATTTGTAATTATAGTATATAATAAAAAAAGTTTCTTTTAATAATATTTATTAATTAAAAGAAATTATATGCGCTTTTTTAAAAAAATTGATTATTTAAAATATAGATTTATTTATATTATTAATTAATATATGGCTGAAATTGTAACAAAATTATTAAAATTAAATATGGATACTATAGAAACTGCTTCAAACTTAACAGTTGAAGAATTGGAAAAAGTGATAGTTTATGCAGCAGATAAATATTATAATACTCTAAAACCAGTATTAACAGATGCCTTATATGATATTTTAATAGACTTTTTAAAAATGAAAAATCCAAAATCACTCGTTTTAAAAACGATAGGTGCAAAAGTAAAATCAAGAAATAAAGTAATATTAGATTATTGGTTAGGATCAATGGATAAAATTAAACCTCCTTCAAATCAGTTAGAATTATGGATTAAAAAATATAATCCTCCTTATAATTTATCTGATAAATTAGATGGTGTTTCTGCATTAATTACTTATAAATATGATAAAAGTATTTGTATGTATACACGTGGAACAGCTATAGAAGGTACTGATATTACTGCACTAATTAAATATTTAAATTTACCAGACTATGCAACAGTGTCAAAATATTGTAAACATAATTCAATAAAAGGAATAAAAAATTTAATAGCTTTTAGAGGTGAACTTATTATAAAAGATAACACTTTTCAAACAAAATGGGCAAACACTTTTAAAAATAGTAGAAATTGTGTATCTGGATTAGTTAACAGTAAAACAATTAACCCAGAATTAGCAAAAGATACCGATTTAGTTTTATATGAAGTAGTTGAACCATTTTATCCAATTGAAAAACAATTAAATATAATTGAAAATATAGGTTTTAATATAGTAAATTATAAAACAACTGACCAACTATTAAGTTATGAAAACTTATCAGAATATTTTAAAGAAAGACGTACTAAATCTGAATATTTAATTGATGGAATTATAGTAACATCGTGTGGAATTCATAAAAGAAATATTAAAGGAAATCCTGAATATGCATTTGCTTTTAAAGATATTTTAGAAGATCAAAAAGCAAAAACAATAATTTTATCAATAGAATGGAATGTTAGTAAAGATGGTCTTATAAAACCAACAATAATATTAAAACCAATTAATATTGGTGGAGTTGAAATAAAAAGAGCAACTGGTAATAATGCTAAATTTATAGTAGATAATGTATTAGGACCAGGTGCTAAAGTAGAAATAATTAGATCAGGTGATGTTATTCCTAAAATACAAACTGTTATTAAAAAAGCAACATCTGGAAAACCTAATTTACCTAATATGAATTATCATTGGAATGAAACAAAAGTAGATATAATATTAGAAAATTATGAGACTGATTCAAATGTATTAATTAAAAATATATATAATTTTTTTTCAAAATTAGATACAAAAGGATTAGGTAAAAGAAATGTAGAAAAAATAGTAGATTCTGGATTAAATACAATCCCAAAAATATTAGCTGCTAATAGTGAAAGGTTTTTAATGGTAGATGGATTTGGTGAAAAAACAGCTAAAAATTTAGTAATATCAATTAATAAAGCATTAACAAATATTTCATTAGCTAAATTAATGGCTGCTTCAAATAAATTAGGTCATGGAATAGGTGAAGAAAGAATTAAACAAATATTATCAGTATATCCCGATTTATTATTGGATTATAAGAATTGGACAAAAAAAGAATTTATTGAAAAAGTAAAAGAAATAAATGGATGGGAAGAAAAAACAGCTTCATTATTTATTAATAATTTTAATGAATTTATTAAATTTTATAATTTAATAGAAAAATATATTATTATTGAAAATAAAATAAAAGTAACTAAAGGATTATTTATAAATAAAACTTTTGTTTTTACAAAATTTAGAGATAATAATTTAGAAGAAAAAATAGAAGAACAAGGTGGAAAAATAAGTGTATCAATTACTAAAAATACAGATTATTTAATAGTAAAAGATCAATCAATAATAGATAATCCAACTGATAAAGTAACAAAAGCAAAATCACTAAATATTAATATAATTACTAAAGAAGAATTAATTAAAATGCTTAAATAAATGTTACATTAGTTAATTTATCTATAGTTGGATGTTTTAGAATTATTGTTGGAGGAACATTTCTTAAATAAACCATTAAAACTCCTATAAATATAATTATTAAAAAATTAAATAGTCTTTCTTTTAACATTAAATAAAGAGCGATTTTTTTATAATTTAATTTAAAAAAATATCCTATTTATTCTAGTAATGGAAGTCTTAGACATTAATACATTTTTATCTTTTAAAACAAATGAAGAAGTTAAACAACTAGATTCAAAAACAGTTAGTTATTTTAGTGAATTTATTGAATTAAATGATAGAAATAAAAGATATAAAAAGAATATTAAAAAACCAAATATTAATATTCTTAAAAATCAAAAAATTCAAAATAAAAAAGAAAATATAATTAATAAAGTAAATTTTATATTAAATAAATTATCAGAATCTAATATAGATAGTTTAGTTATTGAATTTGTTGAAAAAATTAACCAAATTGATATTGAAAATTTTGAAGAAATTCAAAAAACATTTTATCTAAAAATTATATTTGAAATTAATTTTATTAATATTTATTTACAATTTTTAAAAATATTAGGAAATATTTATAATCAAGTACAAAAATATGATCTTTCATATTTTTTATCAATTGTTGAACATAAATTTAAATTAGATTATACTAATTATAATTTAAATTTAAATCCTAAGTTTAATTTTATAAATGATTTAGATGGAGAACCAAAAAGAATAAATAATTTAATATTAATTAAAAATTTAATTGAAACTAAAATGGTATCTCCAAAATTATATGAAGAATGTGATAATGTTATAATTATTCAAGAAAAATATTTACCTGATATTTATTATTGGTTTAATTCTAAGAATAAAAAATTAACAGAAGAACAAACTGATTATATACGATTATATCTTAACAAAAATAATATTATACCAAGAGAAAAAATATTATTAGAAAATTTAATTAATAAAGTTATTGTAAAAGTAACTACTAATGAAATAAATCAAGATTTAAATAAACCTATTATTAAAAATAATTTGTTCAAAATTATTAAAACTGATACACTAAAAATTGAGTGTGATAATATTATAGAAGAATATTTATTAATTCGGTCATTAGATGATGTTGAATATTTTATAAATAATAGGTGTGTAGATGCAATATCAAAAAATAAGTTTTGTGAAAATTTATTTGATAAATATTTTATTTCAAATAAAAATATTTCTGATGAAATAATAGAATTGATAAAACAATTAGTAAAATCACAAATATTATTTAAGTCAAATTTAAGTAGAGGATTATTATTGATTTTTAATAATTGGAAAGAAAGAACAATAGATTATAATAAAGCAAATGAAAAAATGAAATATTTATTACAAATATTAAAAAATATTGGAATTACAAAAGGAATAGAATATTTAATGGAAACCTATAAAATATCATTACTATAAATTTATTTAATATCATTTTGTAAATACATAAAAATTTTACTAATACAACCACATAATTGTAATAAAGTATCAAGTCCTCCATTTACTCTAATATAACTTAAACTAATTATCTCATATATTCTTAATTTATTTTCATCATTTAATTCAACTGTATTATCCAGATTATTTTCAAATAAGTATTTCATAAATGTTAATAAAATATCATTAGGAGTATAACCTTTATTATAAAGACTTTTAACAGTATTAATTGTTTTAACATAATTTCCAGAAAAACAATCATTAATAATTTTACTAATATAATATGGTTTTGGTTTATCTATTAATTTATAAATATATTTATTAGATAATTTACCAAATGAATAATATATACATTCTAAATTATTGATTGCTTGTCTAATATCTTGATCAGATACAAATAATAATGTCTTAATACCTTCTCCTGTATATTGAATTTCTTCTTGTTTACAAATATATTCTATCTTTTGATACAAATTGATAGAACTTATTCTTGGATATTTAATAATCATACATCTAGATTGAATTGATTCAATAATTTGAGTTCCATCATTACAAATAAATACTATTCTTGTATTTTTTCTAAATTCACTAATAATATTTGATAATAAATTTTGAGCTTTTGGAGTTATTGAATCAGCCTCATCTAAAATAACTAACTTATGATCTGGATAATTTGGATCTTGATTTAATCCACTACAACTTGTTTTCTTTTTACAAAATGGGTAAATTGTATTATTTATTATTGATAATCCACGGTCATCTGATGCATTTAGTTCAAGAACATTATCGGCATATTTATCTTGATATATATGTTTTGCTAAAAATAAAATTGTTGAAGTTTTACCTGTACCAGGTTCACCTGTTATTATCATATTAGGTATTGATTTAGTTTCTAATATTTTCTCTATTTTTTGTTTAATAAATGGTTCCAAAAGAATTTCTTCAGAATTTTTTGGTCTATATTTTTCAACCCATGGAATTTTTATATTAATTGTAAATTGATTATCTTTATTAATATCTTTTGAATCTAAACAAATAGATGATGTATAAAAATTCATATAATAATTATTATTTATAATATATCTCGTCTTTAATCCCTTATCAATCTATTTTATTTTTATAAATATTTATTAAAATAAAATTATATAAAAATAATTTTAAGATCTTGTGTATCACCTAAATATATCATATAATTCTAAAGTAGATAAATATGCTAGATTACAAGTTAATCTAGTTATGAAGGTAATAGAAAAATTAACGTAATTCTATTTTTGCTACATAAAAAATAAGGCTTAAATATTTTAAAATTATTATATGTATAGAATATTAAAAAATTGAACATAATTATATATAAATTGTTATTATTTATATATAATGTACAAATTACGAGATTTTATTAATATTACTTATTTGGATTGGAATTCATTATCTAAAAATCCAAATGCAATTACCTTATTAGAAGAAAATAAAGATAAACTAAAGTGGAATAGTTTATCATCTAATCCTAATGCAATAGAATTATTACAAAATAATCAAGATAAAATTAATTGGAATAGTTTATCATCTAATCCTAATGCAATAGAATTATTACAAAATAATCAAGATAACATTAATTGGAATAGTTTATCATGTAATCCTAATGCAATAGAATTATTACAAAATAATCAAGATAACATTAATTGGAATTGGTTATCATATAATTCAAATGCAATCCATTTATTAGAAGAAAATTTGGATAAAATAAATTGGAATCTATTATCCAAAAATCCAAATGCTATAAAGTTATTAGAAGATAATCAAGATAAAATAAATTGGAGTTTTCTGTCAATGAATCTAAATGCTATAAAGTTATTAGAAGATAATCCAGATAAAATTGATTGGAATTTCCTGTCAATGAATCTAAATGCTATAGATATGTTAAAAAATAATCAAGATAAAATAAATTGGAATTTCATATCAATGAATCTAAATGCCATAGAGCTATTAGAAAATAACCTAGATAAAATAAATTGGATTAATCTATCGGAAAATACTAACGCTATACAGTTATTAGAAAATAATCAAGATAAAATAGATTGGATTTATATATCATATAATCCTAGTATATTTACTTATGATTATAATAAAATAAAACAAAAAATATTAAATATTGAGATTGAGATAGTACAAAAAGTATTTCATCCAGAAAGGTTAATGAAAATTAGTGATAAATATGGAATAGATTTTTATGACTTAGAAGATATATATTAAGATCAAATTGAAGCAAACTTTTTTTATAAATAATTAATTATTAATTATTTAATTTAAGTACAATATATTTATTAGAATAAAATTGAAACCTATAAATTATTGTATGAAAAGAAGAAAAACTACATAATAACTAAATTATAAAAAAGTAGATATAGTCAATAATCATATGATAATCTTCTAAATTAAATAATAAATAATAATAAAATGTCATATTTTTAGTTATTTATAATTTGTATAAAAATCAATAAAATTTATTAATTGATTATCTTTATGATATATAAACATAAAATCCAATAAACTATTTCTTTTATTTTTTCTCTTAATACATTGTTTTAAATTTTCTTCAGTACTTATTAATATAATTGATTGTTTTGCTCTGGATAAAGCAGTATATAATAATTTTCTATTTAACATTCTAGATTTACAAAGTATTACAATAATATGACCATATTCTTGTCCTTGTGCTTTATATACAGTAATCATATATGCAGGACTTAATTCATCAACCATATTTTCATCATATTCAACATAAACATAACCTTTATCTGCAGTTTCTCCACTACTACCATAATCAGAATTAGATATGATAGATTCATATGATTTAATAATATATTGAACAATAATTTTACTTTTAATAATTATTTTTTCATTAATAATACTTTCATTAACTATAACTATCTTAATAATAGTACCCTCATAACCATTAACTAATCCATAAGTATTATTATTTTTACAATGAATAACTGGATCACCAACACGAAAAAATTTATTATTTACGCTATATTCTTGTTTTGAATTATTTTCATCTTGTGGATTTTTAATATTTCTAATATCATCTGTCATATTTAATATTAAATTATTAGTAGTAGTTATGATTTTACATGCAGTATTATTCTTCAAATTATCAATTAATAATTCTCTTTCATTATTATCTTTTGGTTGAAACCATTTAAATTCCTCATTGCAATCATCCATTATAATGTGTTCACCTTTAATAACTTTATCTAAAATTTTAACTATATTACCTCCGTTTCTATTAACTTCTGTTAATTTAGTTACTTGAAAAATAGAAGATGAAATTAATTTATCTAAAATACAACCTAACTGAATTGATGGTAATTGTTTATTATCACCTAAAAATACAATACTACATTCTAATTTTGATTCTGTAATCACTTCTAAAAAATCATTTAATAAATGTATATCAACCATGGATGTTTCATCTATTATAAAAATAGTATGATTTTTATATTTATTTAAATATAAAAATAATTTAATATTATTTTCTGTATGTTCTTCTGTATGTTCTTCTGTATGTTCTTCTGTATGTTCTTCTGTATGTTCTTCTGTATGTTCTTCTGTATGTTCTTCTGTATGTTCTTCTGTATGTTCTTCTGTATGTTCTTCTGTATGTTCTTTTACATGTTTTTCTGCATATTTAAATTTTATATTATATGCATGTATAGTATCAAACTTCATAATTCCATTTTTTTTATCACTTAGAGTGATTTGTCTCATTCTCATTTTTGCTTTAGCAGTAGGTGCTAAAAAATACAAACAAACACTATTGTTAAAAATTTCAGTACATATATTAACAAATTGTTTTAATAATGATGTTTTTCCAGTTCCAGCTTTTCCATAAATAATAGAAACATTATTATTTAATATTTCAAAAATTCCGTGCTTTTGTTTATCATTTAGTTTAATTTTATAAGGCTTATCACTAACACTTATAGGCTCATTTATTAAATCATTAATTAAATTTATTTGTTTAGATAATTGGTATTTTTTAAAAATATTTATTTTATTATTAATATTATTTAATATTCTAGCAATATTATGCTCAATCTTATAAATTTTATTGCTATATAATAAATTTTCTATTTGAATTATCATTTTATTCTTAATTAAAATAGAAATAATTTCATTAAATTTTATTTCTGTTAAATTGTTATATAAATTTTTATTTTCTTCAAATATATCTTCAAATATATTTATATTATTAATTAAATCTTTTTTCCAAGCTTTATAACTATAATTAATATATGTATGTCCATTACTATTATTTTCTAAAGTATATAAAATTATAAGTACTGTTATTTCATCTATAGTTGCTTTGATACCAATATATATTTTAATTAGTACAAGTAAGCTAATTCCATCATAATCTTTTAAATTAATAACATTTATTGGTTTCCATTTACTAACATCAAATCCTAGGTTTAAATATAATATAATTAATTGCTTTTTAGTAAGGTGTGTTATTCCTTTTTCCTTTAATAATTCTTTAAAATGTTTAAGCATATGGTCTGTATAAGTTATTATATGTTGGCAAACTGTAATTAAATGTGTTGGTATTTTATAGTCTTCTATATTATTGATTTTTAAATAATGATCATAAACATAAAACCAAAAATATTTACCAAAATTAAAGTGTATATAATAATTATTAATATCTATATCATCAATAGATAAATCATGTAGTCTCTTAATTTGTTGGTCTTTTAATTCAGGTAAATATATAGTTACATTATTTAATCTCTTTTTATCATCATAAATAATCTTTTTAGAATCAATAGTACCTTCAATAATATCATCTGTAAATAGGGTAAATAATCCAAAATTTAGTGGATTATTATATATATTTAAATAGCCGTCGTATTTGTGGTCATCTGATAATTTAACTAAAAAATAAAAAGATTTACTATTATTAAATTTAGAGTTATGTTCTTTCATATAAATAATTTTAGTAATTTGATATTTGATGTGTTCTTGATTTTTCACCATTAAATATTAAATTATCATTTTTTAATTATATTTATTTTCAATTTTTAAAGATAAATCTAATGAAATAATATATTATTTATAAAATTAAATTAGTAAGTTTTCAAATAATTTTTAATTATATAAAAATGGAATCTATTTATATTTTAAGATTTTTCTTTATTATTAGTTTATAAAAAATTGAATAAACATTTTATTAAATAATAAACATATTGTTGTATAAAATGTTTTACACTACTACTAATGAATTTTCTATTACATTACATTTCAGAAATGATTTTATGACTTTATCATGTTGTCCAGACTATCCTATTGCTATTGAAGATAATGGAGGTAAAAAATTTGATTCAAATCCATCTAATGGTATATTTAAGTTTACTTGGGATACTGAATCAATTATATTTCAATGCGCAAAATATGGATGTGGACGAGGTGGTGAATTAACAGTATCAATCAAATCGTCACCAGAGATAATGGCATCATTAGAAGAATGTTTAGAAGAGATTCATCTTTATATTCGATAATAGATTATAAACACTTATTTTAATTCAAAAAGTATAAACCAAAAATAAATTTATTATTGGTTTATTTATGAAAATTTAGATAATAAACTAATATTATAATTTTTTAAATTGTAAATATATTAAATAAAACCGATTGATTTTATTTAATATTTTATTAGAGCTAATTCTAATACTTCTTTAATATGACTTACTGGTATTACTTGAAAAGTTTCATCTTCTGGACTAAGTCCTTCTCTTCGTATATTTTCTAAATCGTCAATATTATCAACTGGAATTAGTGCAATATTACAACCAGCTTTTTTACCTCCATATAATTTAGATTCTAATCCACCAATTATACCAGCATATCCACGTAAATCTATTTCACCAGTTAAACATAAATTATTTTTAACTGGTATATTAGATAATTTAGAATAAAAAGCTAAAGTTATAGCTAATCCTGCAGACGGGCCATCTTTTGGTGTTGCTCCATCTGGGAAATGAATATGTAAACCAAAACACTTTTTATTATTAGCATCATTAATAATTTGTTCTTGTCTATCTCTAGGTAATAAAGCGAAAGCAATTTTTAATGAATATTCTATAGATTCTTTCATAATATCACCAGTTTTACCAGTAATATTTAATTCAAGCATTTTATTTGAGGGAAATATTAAAACTTGAACTGGTGTTAATCCTCCAATACCTGATGATGTAGCATATAAACCATTTACAAGACCTATTTCTGGAGTATTATGTATTTTTGTAACTCTAACTTTTGGTTTATTTTCAAATAATATTTTAATATATTCTTCTGTAATTGTAAATGGTATTTTATATTTATCTGAATGAAATCTATTTAAATTTATATCTCTTATAATTTCTACAACTTTTTCTTTTATTTTACGAACACCTGCTTCATTTGTATAAGTTTCAATTAAATATTTAATTATTGAATCATTTAGTATTATTTCTTCTTTATTAAAACCAACTTCTTTACATATTTCTGGAAACATATAATTACGAATAATTGTTATTTTTTCCTTTAAATTTAAAGGATGAGTTTCAATTATTGTGATTCTATCTTTTAATATTGGATCTATTAAATCTGGATCATTAAATGAAAATACTATTAAAGCTTTTGATAAATCTAATTTTATACCTGCAAAAAATTTATCTTCAAATTCATCATTTTGTGTTAGATCAGTTAAATGAGTTAAAATACTTATTATTTCTCTTCCATGATCAGTATGAGAAACCTTATCTAATTCATCTATAAATATAATTGGGTTCATACATTTAGAAGTCATTAATATATCAGCGATTCTACCCCAAGTAGAACCAACATATGTAAAATTATGACCTACTAATGTGGATCCATTAACAGATCCTCCAATAGGTAAAAATACAAAAGGTCTTGGTGTGGAATTTTTATTTTTTAAACATTTAGATAATCCATTTTTAATTAGTGAAGTTTTACCAGTACCAGGAGGTCCTTGTAAACCTAAAATAGCACCTTTTGTTTCTCCATTTATCCATTGAGCAAATACTCTTTCAAGTTGAGTTTTTGCCTCTTTATGTCCATAAACAGCTGAATCTAATATATTACGAACTTCTATTAAATAATTTCTTTTATCTATTTTATAATTATTCCATTCTTCAATCATTATATTTATTGGATCTGTTATTTTTAATTTATTTATATATATATCAATATCTGAATCAGAATATAATTTTAATTGAGGCACTAATTTATTTATTTTTTTAATAAACAAATTTTTAAAATTAATTATTTCATTTTGACTATAATTTCCAAATGGTAATTTTAAAAACCCATCTAACCATGACTGTGCTTTAGAATCTCCTTGAAAATTAGATTTTATTAATTTTAATTTTTCCATAGCTTTAGCTTTATCATCATTAGTTGTTTTTAATAATGCAATTCTACGTTCATACGGGATATCACTTTCAGATATTTTACTTAATTCTAATTCTTCTTTTTCTACTTTATTTTTTGATATATCTAATAATTCTCTTATTGAATAATGTAATGATTGATATACTTCTGTACTTGTATCTTTTTTATCTTTGGTTTTAAATATATCAAATAATACAAATGCTAGTTTTTGATCATCTTCATTTGACATTAATAATAAAGTTAATATATCAATTTTACGATATTTACTTGCAAATAAAAATTCATTAATTAAAGATAATAAAGGTTTACTTTGAATACTTTTATAATCATTATATTTAATTTTAATAATTTCTACTAGTTCTAAATTGTCATACACTATAATATTACGTAAACTTAAAATATTTAAAAAATTATCTTTAAAATATTTTGGAACCATTAAATTTTCATCAAATATTAATAATTTATGTAAATTTAATTTATCTTTTACAAATTTTATTCCTAAAGAAATATTCAATAAATCATCTTTAAACAATCCTTGTATTACAATAATTCTTTGCATTATTTTAATATAAATACATGTACCTATTTTATCTTCAATTAAAGTTGATGATTTTGTATTTTTTATTATTTTAATATTTTCAGAACCCATTATATTATTACATTCAATTATATTATAATGATTTAATCTATTATTTGTTAATTCTATTTCAATTATTTCATTTATAAATGATGGTATTGAATCATCTATATTTATTTTTAAATTATTAGAGTTTCTATGTATAGGAATATTTTCTAATAGACTATCAATTATATCTTTAGTAACTGTTAAAGTTTTATTTTGATTATTTGATAAATAAGAAATTTCTGATATATGAAATTTAGAATCCCATAATGAGATTGGTTTAATAAATCTAATTATAAACATTATTTTTTCAATATCTGATTTATTAAATGTATCTATCCAGTTATCTCCTAATAATAACTTAAATATGTAATTAAAATTTTCTGAACAAATATGATTAGAAAATTTAATTAATAAATCATTATTATCTTTGTATTTTTGTGTATATGTATTTAGTGACTCTGTTTTTAAATATTTGAAAGATATGATATTTGGATATTTATCAATTTCATTTTTAATAATTTTTAACTCTTCTAAAATATTCATAAATAGTGAATCTGTATTTTGATATAATTTTAAATTATTAAGTGTTGATAAATTATTAATCATACTTGTTAAATAATCTCGTTGAAATGATATAAAATAATTTAATAAATTTATTTCTGATTTAAGAGTTTTATATTTCCTTTGAATTTTCATAATAGCATTAGTAAAATCATTTTTATTATTCATATAATAATTTAGGCAAGATTATAATTTTAAATACTTAAATTATATTAAATAAAATAATCTAAATAGATCACTCAACCAATTTATTAATATTATCTTCTGTTATCATTATACCTTCTCCAACAATACGAAGAATTTTTTCAATACTTTTACAAATAATAATATGTTGATTATTATTAATACATGTTGGTCTTGCTAATTCAAATTTAAATTTAGATCCTCTAATATTTTGTAATTTGGCATCAACCATTTTAGTTCCAATTTGTAACATAACTTGATCAATATTTGGATTTGGATTCCAATTAAAATCAAAGGTTGTTACAATTTGAACATCTATTATAATTTCAATATAAATACTAGGTAAAGTTCCAATTAGTCCAGTAATATTTCCAGCAAGAGCATCATTTTTTGCATAATATGGATCTAAATCTGTTCTTATACCCATTAAACCGCCTGGAATAATTTTTTGAATACTATTTTCATCTGATTGTATTGATAATATTTCAGTTTTAATAGGTTGACAAATAAATTTACCTTGTACTTTTGAAACTTGTCCTGGTCTAATCTCTATTTTATCACCTACCTGTAAAGTTCCTGACATTAAAGATCCTCCCATAATACCACCAACTATATTATCCCAATTTGTCCCTGGTTTATTAATATCAAATGTACGACTAATAAGAAAAGTAGGTGGATTATTAATTCTTTCAATATATTCATTAGGATTAAATAGAATCATAATTGCTTTTAATAAATTTTTTAATCCTATTTTTTTATTAAAACATGTTGGAATAATAGCAAATGGTTTAATATCATATTTTTCTAACATTTCATCTAATTCTTGTTTTATTTCAAAAAGAATTTCTTTAGGAACCAAATCAATTTTATTCATACATATAATTATTTTATTTAATTTCCCAAGTTTAGCTGCTGCAAGATGTTGAATTAATTGAGGTTTTCTAATAAGGGGTTGATCAACTGCTACTATAATAATTGCACCATCCATTAATTTAATAGCTGAAAGCATTGTTTGAATTAATTCTTGATGTCCTGGACAGTCAACAAAACTAATATGATTAATTTGATATAAATTTTCTCCACTTTCTGTTATATAATTATTACATTTTGAATTTGTTGTATATAATTCATTTCCATTAGTCCATATTTTCATATTACCATATCCTTGTTTTATTGTTATATTACGTTTCTGTTCATTAGAATGACGTTGTGTTTTTATTCCTGTTAAACATTCTACTAAGGTAGACTTACCATCAGATACACTACCTAAACAACCTAAATTAATAATTGGTTGATTTTCAATTATTTCAATCAATTTATTATTTGGCATATCATAATTTCTGTTTGTTTCCATTATAATTATTTCTATAATATAATATTATAAAAAAATCAATTTTTATATAAAGTTTTTGTCTTATTGCTTGTTTAAAAATAAACGCATATTATATTTTAACTATAAAACAATTTATTAATTTTATGAGTAAAAATCTGGTGATTAATAATGACGAAAAAAAACTTATACTTATTAGATCAATATAATGATGAAAATGAAGTTGTTGAATGGCTAAATAATAATAGTGATTGTTGTTTAGAATGTTTATGTGATGATAATACTAAATGTTCAAATTGTAGTAGTAGTGATGATAATAATAATAATAATAATAATGGTTTTATTAATAATAATAATAATAATAATAATAATAATGGTTTTATTAATTTAGTAAATTATGATATTAATATAATTAAAAATAAAAAAGATAAACAAGTTAGAATAACTTTACAATTAAAAATAATATTGGATAATAAAAAAACAAAAGTAATTACTATTAATTTAGATATTAATAGTAACACTTATTTAAAATTTGCTGAAAAATTGTCTAATTAATAAAAACAAAAATAATTATTATTAATATTGATATTAATAATAATTTCTTTTTACAGAAGAATAATAAAAAAACAAAAATAATTACTAATTTAATCATTAGTAATTTCTTTTTGAGGAGGAATATCAGTAGGCATAATATTTGGATATAATTTATTTGTAAGAATAGCACCTAATTTAATATGTACTCTATTACAATAACTTGTGATAAGTCTAAATTCAGCTAAAGTTTGATTTTTATATTCAATATTTACCCAATTAAACATTAATTTTCTCATTCTTAAAAATGCAACAAATGTTTCTGTTGGTAATAATTTAATATAATGATATATATCAGTTATTTTAAGATGAGAATTTTTAATATCTTCAATAGTAACATTTTCTTTATTTAAAATACTTCCTTTCTTTTTATAATAAATACCTCGGATAGTAAACATTAAATCTTTATATTCTTTAGGAAGAAGATTATATAATGCTGTATTTTGATGATGACCTGTTTTGATAGACCATAAATTTTTAAATAATTCAAATAATTCAGATGTACACGCTTTAAATACAGCATCAATAACTCCAATAGTATCATATGATTCTTGTGGATTAAGCGGATTAGTGATTTTTTTAATATTTTCGGTAGTTGTTGAATTTTGTTCAAAATAATTTACTAATTTATTATTTTGATATAAATATACAAGACCTTTGAATATGTTTTTATCATTACCTAAAACTTGAGTAAATTGATAATTTATAGTCTGAAATTTAATTAAATGATATTTATTCATTGAATTATTCCAAACACGAATTACAATTCCTTCTAATTCTGGTATTTCATCATATTTAATTGTTTTATTTAAATTTGCAAAAAGTTCATAAGATTCAAATTTTTGAGGAATAAAAATAATACCAGAATTATCATACTTTGCAAAATCAACATTATTTTCATAAATATTTATTTCATTCATATCATTATCTCTTATAGTTGTTAAACATAATCTTTTATAATCAGGTCCAAATTCATTTGTATAATCAATAATATGTTTATTTAGATGATGAATAAGAACAAAATAATATGACTGTTCTGGGTTTAGTCTTAAACTAAATTCATGAAAAGAATTAAATCCAGCTGTTTGAAGGACTTCTTCAAACATTTCATAATGTGATTTTGGATTTTGTTTTTCAACTGGATTAAATACTGAATCTTGACTATCTAAACATCTTCTAGTACTGACATACCATTTTTCATTATGATTAAAAATAGATAAATATGTTCCTTCATAACATAGGTTAATTAGTTGTTGTTCAGTAGAATTAGTAATTAAATATTCCATTCCATCTTTATTGATACGAGGAGTTTCACAACTATATGATTTAATTTTTAATGTTGAACGATCAATAACTAAACTACGACATTCTCGTTCAAGTTCATTTGCAATTGGTGATTCATATTTATGATATAATAATATTAATCCATTATCAGTATAATCTTTAGTTAAAATTCCGTAATTAAATAATTTTTTACGAAAGTCCTCAAAATCATCTTTAAGAGATTCTAATATTGGTGTAATTAAAAATTGGGGAGCACTCATTATATCCATTATGTAATAATTCTTTAAATTAAAATGAGTAAAAATCAATTTTTAATTTAAAATAGTTTAAATTAATTAATTATATATTTACATTCAGTTGGGGGAAATCCATTAAAATTTGAACTAGCTGCTATTGTATAGGCACCCATATTTTCAACATAAATTACTTCTCCTATAGATAAATCTGGTAATTTACAATTTATTGTAATTCTATCCATAGAATCACATGTAGGTCCATAAATAGTACAATCATATTGTTTTTCAGTTCTTTCATTAAAAGGTAATAATGTTAAGGTTGCATGATCAAAAATAGTATTATTAAATGATCCGTAAACACTTTCCGATAAATAATAAATAATATATTTAGAATTATTATCATCCACATTTTTAACAATCTTTTTATTAATAACAGAAGTTATTAAAGTATATGCTGAAGTAACAAAATATCTACCAGGTTCTGCTATAAATTTAATATTAATATCACTAAAAAATTCAGTAATACTTGAATTAATTATTTGAGCCATATTATTAAATTTTTCATCATCATCTCCTGGAAAACCACCACCTATATCAATTATTTCAAATTTAAATCCTTTAGTTTCTGCTAAATCATATACTTTTTTACAATCATGTAGTGCTGTTCTAAAAACATTTTCATCTTCACAACCAGACCCAACATGAAAACTAACACCTATAATATCAAGTTCCATATATTTACACATTTGGAGTAAGTCTTCAACTTGTTCTAAACTAACACCAAATTTACAATTAAACTTACATCTTGATTTTGAATCATCTGTTTGAATTCTAATTATTAATTTAGCACTTGGATGATATAATTTTATTTTATATAATTCATGTGAAGAATCAAAAGTCATTAAATCAACATCATTTGCTCGTGCATATTTAATTTGTTCTACCATTTTACATGGATTAGCATAAATTATTTTATTAGGTGAAATACCTGCTCCAATAACTTTTGATATTTCATTTTTACTAGCACAATCATAATTCATATTCATTGATGACATTAATTTTATAATTACATCATCTGGATTACATTTAATTGCATAAAATGGTTCTATTTTTGGTAATTTCTCTCTCCACTGGTTTATTTTTTTTATTATTTCTGATAAATTAACTATAAAAAATGGTTGATCACTTTGATGTTTTTCTAAGAAATGATTAATAATATCTAACATATCTTCTTTATTTAAAATTTCTATTTTTTTAGAACTTATTAAAGAAGATAATTCTGGTATTATTTCTGAAGTAGTATATTTTTCCATATTTATTTATAGATTAACTTTATTTTAAATAATTTTTATTTTCTTCTCATTTTCATTAATATTGCTAATTTATTATCCTGATTAGTTCTTTGTTTAACCATTTCATTAGTTGCTTGTTGAGTTGTTTTATTTATATTTGATTCATAAAACTTTTTTGATAAATTATCTTCAGTTATTTCTAAATTTAAAGATTCTATATTAATTGCTTTCTCATCTTCTGGAATATTTGGATTAGGCGGTAATTGATTTATATATTCAATATTATTTGTTGGATTATTAAAATATTTTAAATTTAATAAATATTCAAATGCTTTCTTCCCTTTCATTGGTTGATTTAATTCAGTATCAATAATATAAGGAACAATATCTATTTCTTTAGGCGCTTCAATATTATCAATATTGACTAATTTAAATATATTTTTTATATTATTTTTATCAAGATACGCTATTAGTTTTTTTGAGTATTCACATTGTTCTGAATAAAATATTATTTTCATGATATTAATTTAATTAATAAATGATTTTTTATATAAAAAAAAATGAAAAATAATATTATAAGGTTTTATTTATATATATATATAATGCTTAAAATTACGAATATCAATCTTAAAGTCCTTAATAATGATACAGAATTAGGTAATTCTAGAATGGAATTTAAATTATCTAGTGCTAATATGGATTATGTTATTATTAATACTATTAGAAGGACTATTATGTCGGATATACCAATTTATGCCTTTGGAGATTTCGCATTTGAAAAAAATACTTCTATATTTCATAATAATTATTTAAAATTAAGACTAAAACATATGCCTGTATGGGCTATTGAAAATGATATTGAATACTTAGATACTTCTAAACAAACTAATAAACCCTCAAATGAAATGGATAATATTATGGAAGCTAATGAAGATGCTGACGATGTTCAATTAGAAGCTGAAAAAAATTTAAACTCTTCTACACTTAAACAACTAACTATGTATGTTAATACAAAAAATAAATCTAATGAAATTATTACTGTTACTACTAATAATGTTAAATTTTATTATAATCAAATACAAATTCCTACACCCTATAAATTCCAAATACCTATTATTAAATTACAACCAGGTCAAGAAATCGCATTCAGTGCGATTTCTAAAATTGGTACAGAACAAGAAGATACTATGTATTCTGCTGTAAGTATTTGTACTTATAAACAAGTTAACCCTAATGAGTTTGATTTTATAATTGAATCAAGAGGACAAATAAACGAGAAAAGAATTATACAGGTTGCTCTTATTAATATTGAAAAAAAATTACGTAATTTTTTAAAATTATTTGATGAAAAAAAATCAGATAATAATTTTAAAATTGATAATAATAGTATAACTGGTGAAATTATTGTTAATAATGAAGATCATACACTTGGTAATTTAATTAGTAGAGGTATGCAACAACATAATAAAATTGAGTTTGCAGGTTATAATTTACCTCATCCTCTTATTAAAAAAGTTAATTTTCATTATAAACTTATGAATGATTCTAATATTAGAGATATTATTAATGATGTGGTTGAATATTATTCTGATATTTTCGCTCAAATTAAAAAACTAATTGATGACAAATTATAATTCTATATCAGAATCATCTTTTTTTTTATTTTCTTTAGAAATATATATTTCTATTATATCAGAATCATCTTTCTTTTTATTTTCTTTAGAAATATATAATTCTATATCAGATTCATTATCATCAATGTTTTGAAATCTTTTTGGTACTTCAATAAAATTTATAAACTTTCTCATATTAGTATTTTCATTTGAATCTGAAAATTTATAATTTATATTTATGAATAACTTTTTATCTCCTTTCATTGGAATCATAAAATTAGGTATGGTACCCTCGTATGAAGTTATTAAACCTTTATAATGATATCCCTCATCACCATAAATTTCAATATCAAAACCTAAAGGTTTCTCTTTCATTTGTTCATTATTATTTATACTACATATAATTGTTGGAATATTTAATGCTAAAAAATTATGAGTTACTTTTATTTTTTTATTTTTTCTAACCATATTTTTATCTATATATTCATGTTCTTCGGTTAATGTTCTTTGAGTAAAAAAATAATCTATATTTTGAAATGTTTTTTTTTGAAACTTTAAAGTATTAAATGCTTCTCCTAAATCTGCCATAATATTATTTAATGAAATTTTTCCTTAAATAATAATAATTTTTTATCTTAAATTAATTATTTTCCTGTCCATCTATGTTCAATTATATCATTAATCATTATATGACAATATCCATTTATAAAATCTTTTATTTTTACCGTCTTTATGTCAGAATAAATATCATCTGAATGAACAAACATTCCCTCTATTTGAGAATCTATATTTAATCTTCTTATAATACTGGTGCAACCCATACCTTCATGTACTTCTATATATGATGGATATTCTTGTAAATAACTTTTTAGTTCATTTATATTATAATTTTGATTTATTAAAAATGATTCATCTCTAATATCATCAAATACATCAATATCTTTTTTATTTAATAATAAAAAACAATTATAACACATACATACATGTCCACAATTAGGTAAGAAAACTTCAACATTATTTGATAAACAAATACAACAAATATCAGATAATCCATAGATTTTTTGTTGATTTATTTGTAATGTATTTATTTTTTTACAAATTGGACAAGTTGTTTCAATACTTTGTAATTTTGGTTGATTTTGTGGACAAGTTGATACACTATGTAATCTACTATTACATTCTAAACAATGATGTGCTTCACTTGTATGATATTTTGATGTTTTACAACCACCAAATTTACACTGTTCCTCAATTGGTAAATATTCATTAAGATAACTATTAAGTCTAATAAATAGTCTTGGATCCATACATTCTATTAAACCATGTCCATAATTATTACAACTTCCACATTTATGTCCAGATGTTGTATGAAAAGATGGAAATCTGCACTTGATAACTTTACAATATTTTTGATTTTTATTCATTATAAATATAATGAATAAAAACAAATGTATTATTTTTTCATTTTTTATTAATTCCAAATATGGGTAATAATTTTATTAATTCCAAATTTGAGTAATAATTTTATTAATTCCAAATTTGGGTAATAATTTTATTAATTCCAAATTTGGGTAATAATTTTATTAATTCCAAATATGGGTAATAATTTTATTAATTCCAAATTTGAGTAATAATTTTATTAATTCCAAATTTGGGTAATAGATTTGGATGATATTTTTTTATTAAATTTTTCTTTAATTTTAATTCGTGCTAATTTTTCATCATTATTAACTTTTATTTTAATTGATTTAATATATTCTATTAATTCATTTGAATA